ACTTGCTGGTTTTGATGATTGTGAACCTTTGTCCTCACCTTTCCATACAACCTTCCCATTCCCTAGAAAATTACGATCAGCCTTAGCTTCTCTCTCTTCTTGACTTTGACCTTCCCAAATAGAAACATTGTTTCCAAATTGATCGTCTGTGTCATTTACGCTAATTGTAAGGTTTGCGTAAGTTCCTTTTTTTCCTGTAACGAATTTACTTTTGTCAAGTTTTGTTACATCAATACTGATAGCTAATAGCTGTCCCATAATAAAATAATTTAGTGTCGCCTACCTTTTTACTGCTGTTGTCGGCTATTCAGCTATACAAATATACAAATTAATATCCAAGCGTTTTGATATGTACCCTGCAATTTTCTACCCTATCTTTAATCTCGGATATGATACTCTCATCTCTCTCAACTTTAAACACCTTACATCTATCTTTAATAGGGATATGATCGTAAGTATGGTTTGCTCTAACCTCCTCAACTAATATATCCAACCACTCTTGTCCTAATGCTTCTTTGTACATAATACTTTTAGCTTCACTAAGGATAATGTTCTCTGGAGAGTTAAGAAGGAAATAAGCTATTTCAGCATCTGTTTTTCCTGTGAGGTACATATACCCTTGTAACTGATATTCGTAAGCCTTGTTGTCTAATTTGGTGTCAAACATAGGGAAGCTGAATAAAGAGAAGCTACACTTAATATCTACAATCTTATTGTCAAGTATTAAATCTGGAGTACCAGTTATATAATCATTCTCAAACCACTCATCATTCTTAAAGCATTCTACATTGAATAACTTTGAGTACTCTTGAATAGCGGTGTCTTCCATTTGTAAACCTTTATCAAGATACTTTGATGTAATCTCTTTCTTGATTCCGTACTTTGCTTCTAATACCCATTCTTCTAGGTATGTTTTGGTGGTCTCTGAGATAGTCTCTGCCTTGCTACGAGGGTTAGTGAATATCTTTCCTAGAGATGAGCACCTGGCTTTAAATTGTTGTGTTTTCATTGTTTTTATTTTTAAATGTTTCGTTGTAGTATTCTTCTATTGTTTTATTTTCTTGAACTCTGCTATCATAATCTCCAAAAGTATGTTTATTAATAAATTCATTAGTAAAATTAATAATCTGTTGCTTTTCTATTTCTTTAGCTTGTTCAAATACATTTATGTTGTATATAATATCTTCATTTGATAAAGGATTGTCTAAATAATTTTCGTATAAATATTCTACAGCTGTCTTCATAGAGTTATTTAATTTTAATTGTTGTAAATACATCTCCATTATCACTTAATATAATACTATATGTATGCAAAGTATCTGCTACAATATATTGACTTCCTCTTACTCTCATAATACCAGCTTTAGGGTATTTTTTCTGTAGCATTTGCAAATCTTGAGATTCAGTTGTACAATAACAACTAGACAAACTAAATAACATTATAGCTACTAATAGTATTTTTTTCATAGGTCTTGTTTTTTGTTATAAGCTATCATTATTATTCCTAGTACAAGGAGTGTTATACCCACTCCCATACTATCCTAATTGTTTTATTTGTTCAGGTGTAAGTTCAAAACCATTAAGTAATTGTTCTTTAGTGAATGTACCTCCAGCTATAGCTTTAAGTGCTGCTTGAAACCTTGCATCAGGGATTGGTTGTTTAGTGTGGTCGTTATTAGCATCAGCATCTTGAGTATCATCTATAAGTAATAGATTCCCTAATGAATACTTTTTACCGTAAGAAGAAGAACTACCAAAACATTGTGCAGCTTGCATCCCCTTCTGCATCAAGTCAATACCTACTATTGCTTTAGCTTCTATGGTTTCTCCTGTAGAACAATCTACAATAGATGCAACACTCTCTAATATAAGAGGATCTGTATTAATTAAACTCTCTGTTATTTTAAAGTACACATCGTGTTCTTTATTGAATGGTTTTAATCCTTCTAATATATCCTCAGCACTTCTGAAGTTATACTTACCAAAAGAATTAAACCTACTCTTCTTTGCTTTAAAACCAACTTGTATCTCGCTTAGTTTTTGAGATAATGATTTTACTTCTACCGATTCTTTTTTTGCTGTTGTTCCCATTTTTAATTTAATTTACTTGATTTTAATTATTAACAAATTTACTAATTACTTTATACTTAAACAAATAATTCTGTGTGTTTTTTATGTAGAGAGATTAAATTATTACACAATTTTTCATAGTGTTCAGCCATCTTATTAGACTTCTCTATTACTTTGTATCCGTTCTTTGGATTATTTATTGCCAACCTACTAACCTCTACTAACCTTTTATAGTTTTTAAAAGACAATACATCAGATGATACTATCACTCCAAAGTCTAAGAGCATTCTCATCTCTTCATTGGTTAATCTCTTGTAATTAACATACCTTACATTGTAACAGTTGTATGATAAATCACCATTAACATCGGTTACTTCTTCAAACTTAAATCCCTTGTAAAATATACACCTTGTATTGTTAGTGAACTTATGCACTTGCATACCTCTTGTCGTGCACATTTCAAATATTTCTTTTTCCATAGTTTTATTTTTTTTATAGTTTATGATTGTGAATCATTAATTATTTTTCTTATTTCTTGTGCGTAATACTCGCTACTTCCGAAGTAAAACTCTAGGTCTTCCATAACCTTTTTAACTTTATTAAATAGAAATGTATTCTCGCTTTGTTCTAGGCAATCTAAAACTAAATTTAGTTCTTGCATTATTTGTGTTTCCATCATATTGTTTCTTTATTTCTTTTTAAATTGTTTCAGTATATTATCTCTGGTCTCTTTAAAATTATTGCCGTCATTACCTACACATTTTATCCAAGTTTCAGCAATAATATTTTCAATATCTAAATCACTATAACTTTGTTGTTGTTGGCATTCATTCCAAACTTGAAGTAATGCTTGTTGAACACTTATACTATCTGGATATGCTGTTTCTTTTTGAATTTCTTTTATTCTTTCTATTGTCATTTTTATTTCTTTTTAAATTGTTCAAGAGCTTTTTCATAATCAAAATCTTCCATACCAAAAACTGATTTTAGAAAATTAATCATATCTTCTTCATTATAACATTGTTGTTTTATTTTATCAACTGGATAATCAATTTCTTCATCAGAATCGATATGAATTAAAAAACTGATTTTCATTTTTATAGTAGGATAATTTTCAATTAACCATAATGATAGTTCATCTTTTTCTGATTCATCAATATGAAACTCTGCATAAGTATGTAATTTATGACCTTTGAAAATTTCATTTTTTTGTAATCTTATTGGTAATTCTGAAAGCTTAATTACTGATTTTGTTATTTTTTTCATTTTTATTTGTTTTTAAATTTTTTTATTTATTTTCTATGAGTTTTAATAGTTCTTTCCAATAATCTCTTGTAGCCATTGCTTTGTAAGTGAATTTTCTATTGTTGTGTTGGTCATCAATATAATGTTCTGCTAAAGTCTCGTAATTTATTTGTTGTTGTTGCCATTTATTTACTAATAACTTAATACTATTTTCAAGTATTTCTTGTTTAGGTTTTTCTTTTTGGATGATGATTTTGTATTTGTACGTTAAAATCATATCATTTAAAGAATTGGCTGAAATAAAACTTGGAGGGTCTTGTAAAGCATTAAATCTTATTTTTGGATTTTTAGGAGAAATAAGTTCATCTTCTATTTGTCTTACCTCAACCCCCGTACAACTTGGATTCTTAACAAACCATTTTAAAAACTCATCATCAATAGCTTGTACATTATCTTTGATTAAGTCTTGGTCTGTTGTTAGGATGATTTTTTTAAATCCTACATAATGATACTGTGGCATTGAACCTTGATAATAAATCAAATCATCATCCCAAGTATTTTTAATAGTGTTAATACACCAACAAGGTTCAGTTTGTTGATTAATTTCTTCTGAATTAGTGATGTAGATGTTTTGATATTCTCTATTACATTCAGAAACATCCATAAATGAATTTTCTAAAATAAATAACTTATCAGTAAGTAAATTTTTATAAACCCTACTTGGTTTATCTGTTGGTAATATGTGTATGTTTTTCATAGTATTAATCATTATGTATTTCTTCAATTAATTTCTCCTCAATATCTGAGAAGTTATCCTCTAGTAATTCCGTAACATCTTCCCCACGATGTCCGATAGAATAAATCTCTATTTCTTCACCGCATCCAGGATAACCACTACCATCTGCGTAATACCTAACTTCAGGTTCAGCAGGAGAGAAGTAGAACTCGATGTCAAGCTCTACTCCTTTGTACTGTATTGTTTTATTTACTACTCCCATAGTTACATACCTAATACTATTCTAACTCCATCGTTTTCCGCTCTAAAAAATTTAGTTGACTTGTCAAATTCTAGGTCGAAGCCTTTACTATCTAAATTGTCGAATAGTTCATTAGAGAACTTTGCGTGTAGCGATATTTCATTTTCTCCCCATAAACTTATACAGAAGAAATCATCTAGGTTAAGTTCTAATCCGTTTAATTTTTCTGCTGCTTTTGTCATTTTGTTTTCCATAGTTTTATGATTGTGAATTTTTAAATAATTTGTGTTCTAGCATTGCTATTGGATTTCTCCTCATTTGGTATAGTCTCTTTGCTTCACCATACTTTAAGTTATCTTCTTTTTGTATCTTTCTAATACCATTAATCTCCTCTTGGTGTTCAGCCTCAAGGAGATTACTAACTAATTCTATACAAACTCTATTTGTTCTTGGTCTCATTTATTCTTTCTCTCCTTCTTTACTTTTTCTTATGTAATCAATTAGTCTTTCTTCATTCTCTTCCATAGATAGGTCATCATCAAAATCGTCAATGATATAGTTGTCTACATCATCCACATCGTAATCCTTCCCTTCCATATACCCTCTGAATAAATCCTCGTTATCTTCTAACTCTTCAAAGAAGTCTTCTATCTCACTTCTATACTCTTCAAACTCATCACGACAATTTTTTGAGGCTAATAGACTAGCTAATAACTCGCTGTTGATTTTTTTAGGGGTGTAACCATACTCCTCAGCAATCTCCATACTTTCACTAAGGGATGGATCGTTTTCTCTTAGATAGTCCATAGCACTTGCGTAGTAGATTATCTCTACCTCAAACCCTCTGTTATCTTCAATGGTCTCAAACATCTCTTCAAAGCTATTAACCTCACTTGCATCCACATAATAAGGGATGTCTAAATTCTCTACTTTAATCGTAGCTAAAAAATCTTCAATCAATTCTACTCTTGTTTTCATAGGTTTTTCTTGTTTTATATTATATTTATAACTCTGCTTCAAATGTACATTCTCCATTCTCTTTTATACAATCTCTAATCTTTATACCTAACTTTAAATCGGCATACTCGCTCAGGTCGTCTCTTGATATTCCAAGTTCTTCTAACTGCTTGTCATTGTAACCGTTTACACTATTAAAAAACTTCTCCATAACCCCTATCTTATCTCCTAAACTATCCTCAATAACTTTTATCTCGTTTTCAACCCCTTCAAGGTCTTCTGTATTGTAGTAATACTCTACATAATTTGGCTCAGTGTATGATACCCCAAACCTATCAGCAGCTGTACTGTTTTGTACTCCAAACCAAAACTTTCCTTCGATCATTCCTGTAAAATAGCGCCCCATAACTAATTGATTTTTAATTGTTTATATTATTTGTAATTTTAATTCATTTACTACCATCCACTGACAATCACTCACTTTAGAAATACTGCCGTCTTGCTCAAGCTGGTACATATATTCTTCTGCATCTCCAAAATCAGGAGAGTAGTTGAATATAAGAACTTCTTCTGTTTGAAAGTCTAATACTATTATTTTCATAGATTCTTTATTTTTTAGGTTTATATTTATATTCTCCGAATGATACCACATAATTCTCTACAATAGAATGTATATTTTTAGTGGATTGATTACAACTCTTTGCTAGTCTTCCTATCATTTGCCTATATGTTAAGCAACCATTATTAAATAACTCAAGAGTGTGGCTTGTTTTGTGGTAGTTAGGATTCTGTGTACATCCGTGATTCTCTTCTTTAAAAAACTTTCCTCTTAATTTTGTTGCGACTTTATTATAAAAGTCTTGCGTTGTGTGTATCATACTATATCTCCGTTAATGTTAAATTCGTAATCGCTTACTTCTAATGTATCTGATACACTTTGATCGCTTTGTAGGTAGTTATAGCTCTCGTCTAAAGAAGAATAAATCTCTCTATTAAGGTTTTTGTGGTGCAGATAAATATCGCTCTCTAAATCGTTTAAAATCATCTCTATATTTATGTAGTCTTGACAAGCTCCGTATTGGTAGTCGGTTGAGAAGTGAAATGTAGTTGTATTCTCGTGTACATAGCTGTGCCACCTATCTCTTACTATTCTGTCATCGTTAATGTCTATAATACCATCACTCATTAGCTTTGCAATACGTTTATACTTCCCTTCTTTATCATTGGTTTTAATCCATTCCAATACATCTACATTGCCAGTAAAACTTGCTCCATCGCCTTGAGAATAGAAACCACTAAAACAAATATCTATGTTTCTGTAGCCAAACTCCTCCAACTTCTCGGTCCAGTCTTCATATACCATATCCCACCACTCCATACCGTGATCGATGTTGATGTCTCTATTTTTATCTAAGACCACCTCTAATAATTCCGCATTGTTTTTTACGTCTTCCCAAGAGTAAATAACTTCTTCTGTTATAACTGTTCTCATAGCTTTATATGTTTTGTGATTGTGAACAAACTATTCTTACCTCGTGCATTCCATTAGGATATACTTGCACGTTATTCCATTTCTCGTAAAGCCTTTCTCTTTTCTGTGAGGCTTTTTTAATATCCGATTCGGTGGTGTACGGCATTGTATACACCACCTCTTTTTTAATTACTTGTGTTTTCATAGGTCTAAATGTTCTAATATAGAGTCTTCCTCTTTATCTGTTAATATTAATTCGCCACATCTGTAAAGGTTTATAACTTCACTGTCTGTCGGCATGTATCCAAATTCTTTTGATAATCTTTCTTTAATTGTTTTCATAGGTTATGAGTTTTTAATTTTTGTACATTCATCCATAAGTTCTTGCATAACTTTTTTGTTATGTTCCTCATCTTTAATCTCTTGCATTCTATCTAATATTTGTTGTGAGGTGTATATAATGGTTTTGTCTCCATCATCTACCACCTCATCTAAATACCCATCATTTAAGTCATCCATAATCTCACTACTATCTCTATACTCTTGCAAGTATTCGTGTATGCCTCCTGAATAATGACTTCTTTTAAATAACTTTGCATCAGTGTAACCTCCACGAGCATCTGCCCCTCCGTGTACTTGAATTAAGTAGTAAGTATCTCCATCAATTTCCATTATACTGCCTTGCAATATCTGTGATAGGTCGCTATCTCCATTGTATGTATTAAAGGTGTACTCTACTTCTACTTCGTGGTTATCTTTTAGCCAGTTGCCTGCACGTTCACTAACTCCGTATGTATCTTCTAGAACTCCTGTGTTCCCATCGTGATCGGCTGGATTAGTGTTTCTCCTATTGAATTTCTCGCACACCTCGTCTAATTCAAGACCACATAAGTAATGAAATACAGATACGGTCCGCTCTATGTAGCCGTAGGTATTGTCAAAGGTGTATGACTCTTCAGGCTCTCTAATAAAGTCTTGTATTGTTTTCTTTGCGTTGCGTTGCCACATACGACCATTTGAGAAACCACTATCTAAGAAGTGAATCCCTGTATTTTCTGTAACCATTCTAAATACTAATCTTTGTACGTCTGTTGTTTTGTTTTTTGCTTTCATCTTTTTTTTATATTATTTTATTGATTGTTCTATTTTATTTAATTTGTCTTCTTGAATTTCTTGTAATTCTAATACCATTTTTAGTTTATGTTCTATTAATTCAACTACTGATAGATACATTTCAATAGTACTTTCTTGAAGTTCTATTATATCATCTTTTGCTTCTAAATGTGCGATTAATTGCTCTTTTGTTAAATTTGAATACATTTTTGATTTAGTGGTAAGGCACAACCTATTTGATTATATTATTTTACTTTACTTGTTTATATTATTTTATTATACATACCTTAAACTGGTATTGTTTGGTCCAAATCTATTATTTAATTTAGCTCTCAGTGTATGCTCATTTATTCCTGAATATTTAGATGCGTCTTTTAATCCGAAGTAAAACACTCCGTTATTTGTATCTAATATTATTTTACATCTATTCTTTAAATGTTCTTCTGTCCTAATCCTTCCTTTTGCAGCTATAGATAATTTTTCTCTAGTTTCTTTACTAAACAATTTACCTTTATTTGCTTTAGATACTTTTTCTCTAGTTTCCTTACTTTGAGTTTTACCTGTTCTTGATATTGACATTTTTTCTCTAGTTTCCTTACTAAAAACTTTACTTTTAGTTTCAGTTGCGGTCAATAAACAATTTAATCCGTTTTTGGGACAAATAGCATTATATAAATCTTGATAATATCTTTCTTTTTTATTTAGTTCTTCAATATTACATTCTTCTATAATTTCAAAAATATGTTTTTCTACGCCATATTTAATGAATGATCTATATAGTTTTATTTGTCCTTTGCATTTAGCATATCTATAAGCATTAAATCTTTTTCTAATGTTTACGGACTGACCTATGTACACTTTATTACTAGGGCTGATTATTTTGTATATTCCTATCATAATTTAAAATACAAAACCCCTACTGAGCCACTACACTCAATAAGGGTTTGTATATGTTTTTATAAATAAGTATGCAGCAAGTAGTGGATTGCTCACTGCAAATATACAAAATTTAATTAATAATATAGTTTTCTGTATGTAAAATATTAATACTTCTTTTAATACACTGCCATTTAAGCTCACTTTTAAGCGTCTTTTTTGCCTCGCCTATACGAATATTATCTCTCTCACAAACGTCTCTTAAAGCCTCTCTAAATAAAGACCTTTTTCTGTCTTGATTATTTTTTATCTCTAAGCCTATTGCGTTAATGTCTATTTTTATTGATATACGTTTTCTCATGTTTTCTTTATATTATTTTACTTTACTGCATTATTATATATGTTTTGGTATGCCCTTGACATCCTCTCGTTGTCGGCTAGGTGTATGCTCTTTATTTTTAGCATCCAAGAGTAAAACCCTTCCATTTGTTTAACGGCATCACTCGATTTTGCCTTGCTTTCCGTATACCTTTTATTATTCCTCATGTGATTGTGAATTAAGACCAACATAAATACACGCTACTAAATTAAGGATTACAGGCCCGAACATCCACCAGAATAAAGGGAAGAAGACCACACTGCCTGGCAACGCCCCGATAAAAAACATTGCTAAAAATACCGTTACTGATGTAATAAACCACATCTCCCAAGTTGATTGACTTAAATTTTTCATTTTCTTTTTTTTATATTATTTTATTGTTTGGCTGCACTATTGCAGTTGTTGGTATGATGGGAATCGAACCCATAAGACAAAATAATTTTGCCCTTTGCACCTTGCAACATACCATATAATAAAGGCACACCTATTTTATAAGGTGTGCCTAAAATATATAATTATCTTTATTTTTTGCCCTATATTTCAAATATGGTATTGACTAAAATAATACATTCTAAATGTATTTAAAAAGCCCTATAAATTTCCTCGCAGTTCAAACCTGACTACTTTTATAGCCTTACACCCTTGACGGTTCAGTGTAGTTGTTTCTTGTATTCCGTGTCAAATTTAGTAGGCAAGACCTTTGCCAGTCCCTCATATTAAAGGTTACTAAATATTTCCAGAATTTTTGCACGTTATAACAAACATAGCGTTTCGCCTTTTTTGAAGTCCTCGCATTTCGCCAGTTAACGACCTCAAAACGTTTGTTTTTGGTGTATTCCTTACATTTATTAGTGGTGTATCGGGCAAATTGAACCCGATAAAAAAGCCAAGTCTTTTACACCTATTTAAAGGCTATTTTTTAGCCTCTTTTTTGTTTTGTCTTTTCACCTTTGCAGCTGTGTTATTTTTTACGTTAAATTTAGCCAGTGCTTTGTATCCGTCCCAGTTTGAATAAGTTTCTTTTACTGACATTTTAGCTTTGAAGTCCTCAAAAGTAGGTGTTTTAGTTAGTCCCGTTATATTTTTTAAATAAACGTTTTTTATACAATTTTTGTAAACCTTTGAAATAGTTTTGTCCTCTATTTTATCGGTTACATTTGCCAGTTTTACCCAGTCAAAAGTAGTTTTGTCCTCTTTATTTATAAGGTCGTTTTGTCTCTCTAAATTTGTTTTTTTAGGGGTTGCGATTTTTTCGGTAGTTGCTTTTAATAATTCAGTAACGCTCAATTTTGTAGCTACTTTTTTTGTACTGGTGTTTTTTACTGTTGTATTCATTTTTTTAGTCGGTTTTAAAAAGCTCCGAAAACTAATTTAGTTATAATATGTTTTTTGTTGCTTCATTGCAACGGTACAAATATACGGCGGTTAAAATGTTATTTCCAAATTTTTAACAAAACTTTAACATAATTAAATAAAAGTATTTTGTAAGTTGTTGAGTATCAAGGATATAATTTTTTAATCCAATTTAAAATAATTAACATATAAAACTATTAAAACACGTATATATATAAGGACAACGAAAACATATATATAATGTAATATAAACACTATTTAAACTATTGCAGCATAATATATAAACTATGAAAACATAATAATGTAAATTGATTATTTAAACAAATTAACTGTTTTTAGAATTTAGAGCTGGTTTAACACAACCTTTTGGACCATCTAAAAAAACTTTTTTCAAGGTATCGCAAAATGGACCTACTAAAAAAAACCTATAAAATTAAAACAGGGTTATTTATTTACGGTTACATATATAGGAGGAAAAAAGGCAAAAAGTTTAAAATCAAAATGTAATTATAATTATGGGGGGGTTAAATATATTCGGTTATGGGGAGAGGTGAGAGGGTGGAGAATGGGGTATAACCTAAAACTTACTGATATGTGGTATTCTAAAAAAACATACAACATAGGTCTCAACCATTCTATAAGGCTAACTTATATGATGAGTGATACCACTCTTGTATACTTTTTATTTATTAGTAACTTATGTATATAATGTGGAAAATATGTTGTATATTTGTACCTATGAAAACAGAAGAATTAAAAACTAGTGGAGATTATTTATCTAAATACAAATTGGTATTAAGATGGGATGGGATAGATTTAGAGGAAGCTAAAAGAGTTGGTAAAGAAGTAATACATAATGGCACTCTGGTCTCTTATTACATAGAAGATGGGTATGATTCATTTTCTGCTCACACATCATTATCAAGGGGTAATTTCTCTAATGCTTTTAGAATAGCTGGTGTATTGTCTTATTTGAATCCAGACATAGAACAATCTATTCTTTTTAAGTATATGAATTTGTTGTGTGTGGAGTTTTTTGATACCAAAGAATTGATAGCTGATAGAGGAGTAATACTAGACAACATAAATACGGTTAGAGAAGGTTTATATGAAATATCTCCTGTAACAAAAAAATTCTTTTGGGTTAAACCTTATGATAAGATTGGTAAGAAAGATAGGGAGATTGAGGGAAAGATATATGATGGAAAATCAAAAGTAGTAATGTCTCATTACAATAAGTCTAAAAGAATAGAATCAATACACAATATAGAGAGAGCTATTGATTTATTAATTGAATTAGGTAATGATGATAATACTTTCTTAACTATAAAAGATATATCTAAAGTTAGTATGGTTTCTGAATCAACAGTTAAAAGATTGTACTTTATGTTTAAAAAAGATATAGACAACTACAACTACTCTATGTTTTCAACGCACTCATACCAAGAATTTATAAAGGGATGTAACGTAATGAAAATAACTCACGCTATATCATCATTCAAAGAAGTTTTAGAAAGTAGATTAACTAAAAGAAGTGTATCTAAAAAATCAGAGTTGCACATCAATACGGTTTACAATTTATGGGATGAAGATGATGTACAAAATGCTTTAGACGAATATAACAAATGGTTAAAACAATTAAATAAATAAATTATGAATATAGAAGAGCACGAAAAACATTTTATAGAAACTCACAACGCAAGAGTGAAAGAATGGAGAGAAAAAAACAATTTGAATAATATTGATGAAAAATACGAGTCAATATTTACTAACGCAGTATATCTACAAGATATGTTTAATTATAAAATAAAAGCTTTTAAAAAAGAAAATAATTGCGATTTAATAATTAATATTGTTGATGGAGAAATAAAAATGGGAGCATTAATAGACGTAGATAAAATAGAAAACCTATGAATAAAGACAAAGAAGAGTTTATTAAAGCTCACGAAATAAGACTTGAAAAAGCAAGAGAGAAAGCAAAAGAAAAAGCACAAGAGTTATTTGATAAAATGACTATGGAAATAGGTAGATTTAATTCTAAACAATGTGCTTTAATTTGTGTTAATGAAATAATAAAATCATTAATAAATGGTTTGCCTGAAGTTGGATTGGGTAAAGGGTTTTGGTATAACGTTAGAGAAGAAATAGAAAAACTATGAAAACACAAGAAATAGAAAAATACATTGAGATGCGTAACACAGGTAATTACGACCTTATGTGGTTTTACAAACACTATATGGATAACTCTCAAGACCCAGATATGAATGTAAACAAGTTTCAGATGTTGTTTCAAACAATTAACCTAGATAATATCATAGAACACATTGATGATAAGTTTAAACTAGATAAACTGTATGATAAAGATGGGAAGTTTATAAAGTGTTATTTGAGTTCCAATTAAAATGTGAGGCAGGTACTGAATGAGTGGTATTAGAGTCATTGATTTCATCTAAGTAATCATCTACAGCGTAATCTAAGAAGTTTGATAAATATGATTCTAAGAGTAATAATGATTCAATCTCTCCTGTTTCTTTGAAGTTTAAAAGTAATTCTTCACACTTATCTATGAATTGTTGGTACATTTTTATTTGGTTTGATATTAAAACACAAATATATTGAAATAAATTATATATATTTGCAAGGTTAAATTAAATTAAATATAAATATGGAAATAGAATTAGAAATCTCCCCACAACTTTGCCTATTTGGTTTTGACTTTTACTACAAAGACCAAGAATATGATTACAACGAAGTAGGAGTTTACTTCTTTATTTTTAAATTAAAACTTACTTGGGAATAAAACAAATTAAATTAAATTAAAACTATGATTGAAAAAGAAATCCTCTTTGGAGATGATGCCAAAGAAAAATTAATTAACGGTGTAAACATTGTTGCAAACGCAGTAAAAGTTACATTAGGTGCAGCAGGAAGAAATGTTGCAATAGAAGATGAGAGAGGTCTTCCTCACCTTTCAAAAGATGGTGTTACAGTAGCAAAGTCTATTAATCTATCTGATCCCACAGAAAATCTAGGAGCAAGTATTATCAAGCAAGCATCTATAAGAAGTGCTGATAACGCAGGCGATGGAACTACAACCACAGCAGTATTAACACAAAGCATTGTAAACAAAGCAATTACATTAATTGATGAAAAGACAAATATCTCTCAGTTTAAAAAGGGTATGCAGATGGCTTCAAACGACATTGTTGAAGCGTTGAAAAAACAAAGTAAGAAGGTAAACAACAAGACCCTTAAAAGCGTAGCTAGAATCTCAGCTAATAATGATAGTGAGCTGGGTGATATTATTGCAAGTGCTTACTTAAAAGTTGGTGTTGATGGTGTTGTAACTATGGAGGAAAGTATGTCTTCTAAAACATACGTTGAAGTTATTGATGGAACTAAAATTAAGAAGGGGTATAACTCTCCTTATTTAATAACAAACCAACAGAAACAAGAGTGTGTGTTAGAAAACCCATTAGTATTTATCTCAGACCAAGAAATTAAAAGTCTTGAGGATATTCTTCCAATATGTGAGGCTGCTATGCAAAACAAAAGAAGCCTCTTGATTATCTCTGATGTTGAAGATGGTGTTATGAATACTTTGAACGTAAACAAAGCTAAAGGAGTAATTAAAGTTAATGTGGTTTCACCTGAAGGATTTGGTATCAAAAGGTTTGAATTACTAGAGGACCTATGTGCATTAACAGGAGCTACACTTGCATCTGATGAAACAGGGAATGATTTATCTACTATTGACGCATCTTACTTAGGAGAGGCTTTTAAATGTATTTCTGATGTACACCAAACTATTCTTATTACAGATAGAGAGAAGTACATAGATGATATTGAGGCTCGTGTTTCTAACGTAAGAGAATCTATCTCACTCTCTGAAAACAAACTAGACCTATGGCACTACGAAGACAGACTTGGCAGATTATGTGGTGGGATTGCTGTAGTAAAAGTAGGGGCTAATAGCGAGGTTGAAATGAAGGAGAAGAAAGATAGAGTTGATGATGCGATTAAAGCTACAAAGGCTGCGTTAGAAGAAGGAATTTTGCCTGGAGGAGGAATAGCATTGATTGATGTTTTTAATGGCTTAAAAATGTTTAAAGACCCATTTGAATTAAATTCTCAAAGCGATTTCAATAAAGGATACTTTTCAATAATGTCTGCTTTACATTCTCCATTTGACCAAATATTAAAAAATGCTGGTGTTGGTGTAGATGAAATATTAGCAGATATATTTAAAGAGGATACCAAAGGATATGGATATAACGTAATTACAGAAGAATGTGGGGATATGTTTAAAATGGGTGTTATTGATGCGACTAAGGTTGTTCGTAATGCTGTTGAGAATGCAGTATCTGTTTCCTCTATTTTATTGACTACAGAGGCTACAATAACTAATAAAAGACAAGGGTAATGGCAAAAGCATTTGGAAGAACAATAGTTATCTCCCCAATTAAAGAGGAGGTTAAAAACAAAGTTGGTTTAGTAATAACTGAAGCAAACGATAGAGAGATACGGTATAAACTTGCCGATGTATTTCTAACAGGTGATTTGGTTAAAGGTATTCAACCTGGAGATAAAATTTACTACGATAAAACTAATGCTAGTGAATTAAGAATAGAAGGCGGAAAATACCTAGTCATTAGCGAGAATGACATTAGAATAGTACTTTAATTAATAAATAAATAAATAAAAATGAATTTAGATCAAGCAATTACAGTTATCGAGCAAGCATTAAATATATCTGCTCAAAAAGGAGTTTTTAATTTAAAAGACTCTGCGGTGGTTAATGACGCATTGAATGTTTTGTTAGCTATGAAAACACAACCTACAGAAGAGGTGTTAGAAGATAAATAGTTTCTTCTGAAGTTGGTATCATTAAGAGAGGTCTGGATTCTTTTTTCCTTCCTCTCTTTTTCTATTCATCTGTTTTATTAACCTTGCATACAATTTATCACTATAAGATGCAGACACTTTAAACAAAGGGTTTTGATTTACATTAGTAGGTATAGGCTCTCCTTCAAGGTGTTTATATAGTTTATTACAAGCAATCTTATATTTGTGAGTTAATGTATATAATCTTTTATATCCAGGCTCATCTCTCCACTTCTTCACTATCCCTCTTTCTTTCAAACGGTGTAACCAATCTATAGTTGAGAAACCTAGTATAGAAGAATACTCTACAAAAGTTTTATTATCAAATATACTCTCATCATAAAGATATAAGACCAACTCTAATTCAGATATGCTAAGCTCATATTTTTTCTGTATGTACTTTCTTACAACACGAATATACTTTAGGTATGTAGATGCCTTCTCTGAGTATAAGTAATTAGGTTTTCTTGCTACTGTTTTTAATTTTTGAACGGTGTACTTTCTCTCTCCTTTTTTGTACATTCTTCTTCTTCCTGCTATTCTTCCCATACTATTGAATTAAATTTATATGCAAATGTAAAATAAAAAAATATGTAACTTTGCACAGATTAAAAAAACATATTTATGCCAATAGATAAAAAGAATATGCCTTGCAACAAACCTAGACCTGCTAACGATGGTAAGCACAAAAGAGTAGTTAAGGCTTGTTCTGGAGGAGAAGAAAAAATAGTTAGATATGGAGCTAAAGGATATAGTTCAAACTATAGTTCTGAAGCAAGAAAGCAATATAGAAAGAGACACGCTGGAGAAGGAGAGCAATCTAAATTGACAGCTGGATATTGGTCTATGCACGACTTGTGGAGTCCTAAATCTAAAGTATATAGAGAAGGAAGGACTTCTGGAGTTGGAGAAAGATTTAAAAATAAAAAATAATTATGGCAAAAAAAAGTAAAGGATTGGGTGATACTGTAGAAAAACTAACTAAATTCACTGGAATTAAACCATTGGTTAAAAAAATGAATGGAGGAAAAGATTGTGGAGATTGCGAAAAAAGAAAAAAAGTTTTAAATAAAAAGTTCCCATATAAAAAATAAAAAATGAAGATACAAAACTATTTATTAGATACTGAATTAAATGATGCCGATACATTGATTGGAACAGATGGATCAATAGGTAATGATTTGAATAAAACTAAAAACTTTACTTTAGGAGATCTTAGAAACTATGTTAGAAGTGGAGAATTAAAGTATAAAGTATTTACAGCTTTATTAACACAGAGTGGAACAAGTTCTTTACAACCTTTATATCAAACCAATTTAACTATTGGTACTACATATCAAATTATAGATGATGGAGGAGGAGCTAATCACGACTTTACAAATGTTGGTGCTCCAAGTAATGCTTTTGGAACTTATTTTGTAGCAACAGGAGAAGTTCCTAGTAGTTGGGGAATAAATGTATATTTACGATATGATACAGGATCTCCAACTGTAAAAGTATTAGAAAATACTATTGGTAATGTATGGTGGATATATAATAATGTTGGAGATTATGTTTTAAATTCCAATAATTTATTTACAATTGGAAAAACAATTGTATTTATAGGTCCTGAAAACTATAACATTACAGAATCACCACAAATAGCACAATTAACAGTCTATGGAGAAGAACAATTTGTTGATTACATAGAATTTCTTTTATGTGACAAAAATGGAAGAACAAATGGTTTAGTAAATAAATCTATAGAAATTAGAGTTTACAATTAAAAAATATAAAAATAAAAATTATGCCACTATTAAAAGGAAGAGAAAACGTAGGGAAAAACATCAAGACTGAAATGTCTCATGGAAAGTCTAAAGCTCAAGCTATTGCTATTGCATTATCAGTAGCTGGTAAATCAAAGGTAAAAGGAAAAGGACCAAAAGAACTTCCTAAAAAATCAATGCCTCAAAACAAAAAAAAATAATGGATGTAGGATTATCCTTAAACCATAGAGTAATGAGATTCAATGAAACTCAAGTTAATATATTAAAAAACCTAGACAAAAACAAAAAAATGAAAACAACAAGTACAAAAAAAACAGCAATGATTGTTGAGAAAAAAACAGGAGAGAAATATCCTTCTAAAGCAGTTATGATGAAACACGAGAAAGGTGAGAGCAAAACTGTAAAGAAAAATGAAGAGGCTAAATTTATGGCTAAAAAAGTTGCTGCTAAAAAAATGCAAGGTAAAGTTGCAATAGTTGTAGCTAAAAAGAAAATGAAGTAATAATGCCTTTAGGAAGAACAGCTAAGTATTATAGAGATAATCCAGAGGCTAAAAAAAAACATAGAGATACCTCAAGAGAAGCTGCTTCAAAACCATCTGCTATAAAAAAAAGAGAGGAAGCTAATGCTTATAATAGAAAAAAAGGAACTTACGGAAATGGCGATGGATTAGACGCATCTCATTTTGGTGGTAAGGTAACTAAACTAGAGAGTGCTAAAGCTAATAGAGCAAGAGGTGGAGGAAAGAAAAAGTAAATAATACTAAAAACAAAAAATAAAAAAATGGCAGCACAATATTCAATAGCAAAAACAAATAATTATATAGTAGTAACAGATCTTGTAACATCACAAGAAGTATTATGCCTTCCAGCAAAATACATATACTATAGAATAGAAAATGTAGATGGAGACCCTTCTCCAAATTTATATTTTTATGTTTTAGGAGGAATGGGAGGTATTATTAAAACTGGGGGTTTTGATATTTATGATTCAGCTGGAGGAGATAATTTTGATACTCTAACTTATGCTCAGCTTCTTACTTTTTTAAGAACTAATACTGGTGCATAAAATAATGAATATACAAGATTTAAGGATATACTCGGTCAATTTGTTAGCATTTACATTGTCATTTTCTAAGTTAGAAACATTTTTAAGAATTTTTCTTTTAGTAGCATCTATAATATATACTTTGTTAAAGTTAATTGATTGGAAAAACGGAAAAAAAGATGATTGAATTTTTAAAATCATTATTGAACACACAAGACCCTAATAGTTCAAAGAGATTTATTGGGGTCATAAGTTCATTGTCTTTAATAGTTGCTATGTTTATATTTCACACAGATATATTAGTAGAGGCTGTTACGGCATTAGCAGGTACGGCTTTAACCGCTACAGCATTTGAAAAAATATTTAAGAAATAAAAAAATATATGACTCCAGAAGAATTTGTTAAAACATATTTACCAGAAGCAAAAAAAGTAGAGAACGAAACAGGGTTTAATTATTTAATAACCCTTACTCAAGGAGCGCTTGAAAGTGGTTGGGGTAAGAAAGCTTTGGGAAATAATTTCTTTGGTATTAAATGGAGTGAAGGAAATAAACAAGACAAGCAATTAATTACGACAACAGAGTATCATTCAAAAGACTCTGTTAAATATCCTGAAGTTATAAGCATAGTAAAACAAACTAACGGCACTTTTAAATACACAGTCAAAGATTGGTTTAGAAAATACAAAACACCAGCTGAAGGATTTGAGGACCACATAAGTTTTTTTTTAAAAAATCCTAGATACTCTAAAGCTTTATTGGTTAAAAATAATCCAGTTAAATTTTTTGAAGAGATAAGTAAAGCTGGATATGCAACAGCTCCAGATTATGCAGACCAATTAAAATCAGTTATGAACTCAGTAATTAAAAGACTTCCAAAATGAAAAAAATAATGTTTGCAGTAATTTTATGTGTAAGTCTTATATCTTGTGGTTCAAGAAAAGTACATAAAACAGAAGTTGAAGAAATAAAAAAAGAAGTTGTTGAAATAAAAAAAGTAGATTCTTCTAAAGCAATTAAAAATACCAATATAGAAACAAAAGTAATTGATAGTTCTGAAGGTTCTGAAATAGAAATATCCCCTATAGATAAAACAAAACCATTTATCTATAAAGGAGACACTGTAAAAAATGCTATTTTAAGGATTAAAAAACACAAGAACAATATTGCTATAGACAAGATAGAAAAAGTGTCTGAAATCAATCAAAAACATATTGTATTTGCAAAAAAAGAAAGGAAAGATTCTTCAAAAAAAACATCTATAAAAAAATCTGAGAGAATAGAAAGTATTTTGTCTTATTGGTGGATACTTGTTTTAATTATTGTAGGTTATGTTTTATATAAAAAATACATTAAATGAGGATAAATAATTATATTAAAGATACCAATGTAACTGCTACTGATAAGTGGATAGGAACTGACTCTAATAATAATAACGAAACAAAAAATTTTACACCTACTTCTTTAGCTGAATATTATAATCATTCTCAAGTTATAGACTCTCCATTTTTAAAATTTACTTATCAAACATTAAACATAGGAGAACAAAGAAGTGATGGAACTATATCTTTTGTTACAGAAAGAGGACCTTCAGTTTTATTTTCTTCTATCTCTACATTTTTAATGAGTAATAAAAGTTTAAAAGGAAATTCTATTTCTCAATATTTAAACTTCATAAATGGTGATAAAATAATACTTTCAAGAGGTGAGAATATAAATGAATTTGGTGTTTACAAAATAACAAATATCACTCCTTATATTCCTGATAATAATTTTTTTGTTGTTGATTTAGAATTTATTCAAGGAAATGGAAGTATATTAGAAGATAAAGATTATTTAATATCTCTTTATTCTTCTCCTTCTTCATCTTCAATTCCTACTTTACAAAGTGTAGTTAATAGTGGAAATGGCATATCTAATTATCGTGGTACTGGTACAGCGTTTATACAATCAACAAATTTTGTAAATAATAGACAATTATATTTAAACAAAGACGAATTTCCAACAATAAAAATTATTGATAATTTTGATTCAAGTCATAATTTAACAATAGACCTTGACGCAATTACATTAAACGATGTTTCTTATTCATGGTCAACAATAACTTCTCCTGTTCCCTCTGTAACAACAGCTGCTGTAACTGCGGATGTCGAAGTTGGTGGTGTAGCAGCCCAACAAGTAATACCTATTGGAACTACTTTACAAACATTTGTAGAAGACTTACTAACTAAAACTTTTAATCCTACTTTAACTCCTCCAAGTTTTTCATTGACTAATAATGCAGGTGTCAGAGAAATTGGAAGTTCATCAGCTATTACATTAACATTTAATTTTAATCAAGGCAACATATTAGGAAACATAGTATCTGGCATTTGGCAACCTACAGTTACTCAAGGATATAGAGCTGGCACTGCGTCAAGTTATTCATTTGATGGAGTTGCACAAGGTAGCAATACAAAATCAATAACACCTACGCTTTTAGAAACTGGCAATACATTTAATGCAACTGTTACTTACGCAACAGGTATTCAACCATTAAATAGTAAAGGAGGGAATTTTGATATTCCTTTAGCAGGAGCAACTTCAACAACGCAATCAACAACAGTGCAAGGTATATATCCATATTTTTGGTATAAATCATCATCACCAATTACTGCTGCAAATATGCAATCTGCAATTAACTCAGGAACAGCAAATAAAGTTGTGAGTGATTCAACAGGTACAATTAGTATTCCTTTTGCTGCTACTGGACAATATTTAGCTGTAGCATATCCAAGTACATCAACAACTAAAACAGTATGGTATGTAACAGCTTTAAGTAATGGTAGTATTCCTGGAGGAGTATTTGGCTCTGCTACAATTTTAGCTTGTACAACTAGTTTATGGTCAAATGTAAATTACAAAATACACGTTAGTCCAGGATTAATAACAGAATCAACTAATATACAATTAAGAAATTCATAAAAAATGGCAATTAATTTAACAGACAGTATAAGAGTTGGACAACAAAAACCTCTTGACGATAAATATTTTAATGGATTATCTCCTTATGCAACTGTTAGTGAAGCTAACACTTCAATATTATCTTCTGTAAGGCATAGAGGACTTACTGTAAATATTGCAGGAAAAGAATATTGGTATAAAACAGGAATTGGAGATGGAGATTTAGTAGAAAAAACATTTATAACTGATTGGACTAAAGTAGCTGACGATATTTATAATAACAACTCTGGAAAAGTTTTATTATTTGGAACAAGTGCAACAAACACAAATGCTGGATTAAATATATTTGGAAGAAATTCTACTAAATATGGTTGTAATAATTCAGAAAATCCTGCTATAATAAATTTTATACCAAACCCAACACCTGACAATTATCCAGTTGAAGGATCAGTATCAGGAATACAAAGTCAAGATTATAACGCTGGTAATGTTAGAGCAGGTATATATTTTATATCAAATAGTGAAGGAAGACCTGATATTGTTTTTGCAACAAATCAACCAAATGGGTTGTCTCCATACGAAAGACTTAGAATACAGCAAGATGGCATTATCTTAGGTACAACATTGTTTAAATATAAAACAGATTTATCAGGCACTTTTGATGCAAGAACTCTTATAGACAAAGGATATGCAGATGCTACTTATTTAAGTACAGGAAGTGCATACACTTTACCTGTAGCAACATCATCAGTATTAGGAGGTGTTAAAAAAGGAGATGGAGTTTCAATAGCATCAGATGGAACAATATCAGTATCCACAAATTATCAAGCTCCTTTATCAGGAAGTGGAATAGTAAAATCAACTTCAGGAACTATATCCTATATATCAGGAACATCCTCTCAATTTGTTAAAGCTGATGGTAGTTTAGATAGCAATACATATTTAACTACAGCCGTTACAAGTGTTACAGCAACAAGTCCTATAACTTCAAGTGGAGGAACTACACCTGTAATATCTACATCTATGGCAACTAACAAGTTGATAGGTAGAAGTACGGCTGGTACAGGAGTAATGGAACAAATAACTATTGGTTCAGGTCTTACGCTATCAGGTGGAATATTAACTAATACAGCAACTCCTACACCAACAGGTTATTATGGAGCATTTGAAGATAGAACTATACAAACTGCTGCTGCTATAAATACACCTTATGCAATAAAGTTTGGTATGACTGATTTAAACAACGGAGTAACAGTTGTAAGTGATGGCAGTAATTTAACAAGAATTACTATTGCTAATACAGGAGTTTATAATATTCAGTTTTCAGCACAATTTGATAGAACAAATAGTGGTACTGATTCTATTGATATATGGTTAAGAGAAAACGGAGTAGATGTTCCAGGAAGTGGTGGTAAAATAGTAATGACTGGTGGCGCAACTGCTTCACAAACAATAGCTTCTTGGAATTATGTATTAAATGTAGTTGGTGGGTATTATTATCAATTAATGTGGAGTACACCAGATACACACGTTAGATTGTTATATGAGGCAGCACAAACTTCTCCATTTGCTCATCCAATAATACCATCAGTTATATTAACAGTTACACAACAAAGTGGTATAATGGCAGGTACAGGATTAACAGCCATAAATTCTTTAACAGGAGCTACTCAAACATTAACTACAGGAACTACTGGAAATGACTTTGCAATAGTTGATTCAGGAACTGACCATAAATTTAATCTTCCAGATGCTTCTGCTACAGCAAGAGGAGTAATAACGACAGGTAGTCAAACAATAGCAGGAGCTAAAACATTTTCTACAGCACCAATATTAAATTCATTAACTGCATCTCAAATATTAGCTTTAGATGCAAGCAAAAACATTCAATCATTAGATACTGCAACATATCCTTCACTCTCTGAATTAACTTGGCTAAAAGGTGCAACAAGTAGTATACAAACACAATTAAATGGCAAACAAGCAACATTATCATTAACATCAGGATATATACCTAAAGCAACAGGAACTTCTACTTTAGGAGATAGTTTAATTCAAGATAATGGAACAACTCTTGGAGTAGGAGGAATTTCTACAACAAGTAAAGTAACATTAATAGATACCACTTTAGCAGGAACAGGATTACAAGGTTCTTTGTTAGATTTGCAACAAACTTGGAACAACGCTTCAGGAAATCCTATTACATTAAAAATAAATGTTACAAATACCGCAAGTTTATATAATGCAGTACCTTTTCAATTTCAAGTTTCTGGAACACCTAAATTTTCAATTTCAAAGGATGGTTTTATTGCATTTGGGCTTCCAGTATATTCTCCAACAATAGGTCTATCAGGAGGAATAACATCAGGAACTTCAACAAGTGGAAAAGCAATAGGATTATTTCATAATCTTACAACTGAGCAAGGTTATGGTATATTCGCAAGTAGCGTTACAGGATCAAGAACAGCTACAAGTAATGAATGTGGTGTATTTAAAACTATTGAAACTTTTAACCCTACAACTGGATTAGCAACTTACAATGGTATAACACTTGCAAATATAATAAATCAAACAGCAGGAGTCGCCACAGGTATAACAAGAGGTTTATATATAAATCCTACTTTAACATCTGCTCAAGATTTTAGAGGAATAGAAATTGTATCAGGTAGTGTTGTGTTACCTTATTTAGCAATTACAAGTAGTTATTCAATAAAAACATCTGATTATTTGATTCATGTAACAACTGGAGTAGTTACTGCAACATTACCAACAGCTGTTGGATGTGCTGGAAAAAATTATATAATAAAAAATACTGGAGCATCACTTGTAACAGTAGCAACTACATCTTCTCAAACCATAGATGGACTTACAACAGTAGCTTTAGGTGCTACATTGAATAAATATATAAATGTTGTATCTACAGGAGCAAACTGGATAATAATAGCAAATAACTAAAATTATGGAATTAAAAATATTAAATGTTTATTATGTTGAGCTATTTGAAGGATTAACCAATGTAATAAAATCTATTGAGTGGATTTGTGGAGATACTTCTGGAACTTTAGAACTTGAAAACCCTATAGAGAGTAGTTTTATTGATTTTGAATTGATAACAACTGACATTTTAAAGACTTGGTTAAATAAAAAAATTGATTTTAAAGAGTTATTTAAAAACAATATTCCTATTGAAGAAGAAAAAGAAATTATTTTAGTAAAAAGTTTTGTTTAATATAAAAAGCATAAATTTGCAAGGAATTAAATAAAATAAAATAAAATGAATAAAAATGAAATAAGAAAGATAACTATTGGTCTTGATTATAAAAACTCAATGCACTATATAGTTGGACAAGAAGTATTAGGAGGGTCTAATGTCATACACGCTATTACAGATATTGGTGATGGATACTATGTATGGATAGAGAATGCGAGTAAAGAAATAGTGGTATGGAAAAATCCAAATAAAAACCTACCAATCCTTGTTGAATTTAATATAAATTACTAATGAGGAGTCCATACAATTTTATAATTTCTCCTTATGGGGAAAAATACAACAATTTTAAAATAGTTGATGGTTTACAGTTTACAGTAAACACTTCTTTAGAATCATCAAAACACGTTAATAGGTTTGGTAAAGTAAAAGAACTTCCTATAAATTATCAAGGAAATATTGAGGTTGGAGATATAGTAGTGTTACACCACAATGTATTTAGAACTTACTACGACATGAAGGGAAGACAAACGCAAAGTCCAGAGTATTTTAGAGATGGTGATTATGTGGTTAGTCCTGAAAGAATATATTTAAAAAGAAAAGATGAGGAGGGCAGTGAATGGTCTTCAAACTTAAATTATTGTTTCGTGAGACCAATAGAAAACAAACAAGGAGAAATGCTTTACGACACAGAAAAAGAAGAGAAACATTCTGGAGAATTGATATATGGATGTCCTGCTTTAATAGCGTTAGGTTTTAAACCTGGAGATATAGTCGGTTTTAAAAAGAATAGTGAGTATGCTTTCGAGATAGATGATGAGAAGCTATATAGAATGACAGACAATGATATAGTAATTAAATTAAATTAAATGTATAATCATAAAGAATTAAAAGAGCAGATTATTCAAGCTGCTTATAAATCTGTTACAGAACTTATAAAAGTTCTTGCTGATGAAATTATATCCGACAATGACGATGTAGATATAACAGCTGACAAAATGCGTAATGCTGTACTTGCAAAGAAAACAGCTCTTGATGATGCTTTTTATATTTTAGATAAGATACAAAGAGAACAAGACATTCTTGAAGATAATCCTAATTCAACTAAAGATGAGCCAAAATTTGAAAGCTTTGCTGAAAAACGAAGCAACAAAGGAAAGTAGTCTTTACACTGTAATAGATTTAATTCCTCAAAAAGAAATAGATAAAAGAAATAAAAAGAAGGGGTGGGAATATGGATATAATCAAGAGTTTGATGTAGTTGTAATATCCAAAGATGGAACTATAGGAGAGATATATAACATACAAGGTCTTAAAGTTGCATTACCTTCTGTCCCAAATAAAGTAAAAATTAGAGACAAAAAACCTGAAGAGCAATATTGGGAAGCTGATGAATACCCTAAAGAACTATCAAAAATCAAGACTATCTTTCAATGGAATAGTATGCCTAAAGAATTTAAAGGTAAATGGGTAGATTACATAGAAGAAGAATTTAATAAGAGAGATGAAGGAATGTTTTTTATGAATAATGGAAAACCCTCTTACATTACAGGTTCTCACTATATGTACCTTCAATGGACAAAGATTGATATTGGTCTTCCTGAATTTAGAGAGAGCAATAGAATTTATTGGATATTTTGGGAGGCTTGTAAAGCAGATGATAGGAGTTTTGGTATTTGTTACTTAAAGAATAGACGTTCTGGATTTTCTTTTATGGGTAGTTCTGAACTTGTAAATGTAGCTACAATATCTAAAGATAGTAGGCTTGGTATCCTTTCTAAAACAGGAGGTGATGCTAAGAAAATGTTTACTGATAAAGTAGTTCCAATCTCAAGTAATTACCCTTTTTTCTTTAAACCGATTATGGATGGTATGGATAAACCTAAAACAGAAATATCTTACCGTGTTCCAGCGTCTAAAATCACAAAGAATAATATGTCTGATGCTCAAGATGAGATGGAAGGATTAGATACTTCTATTGACTGGGCTAACACAGGAGATAACTCTTATGATGGGGAAAAATTAAAACTACTTGTGCACGATGAAAGTGGGAAATGGTTAAGACCAAATAACATTTCAAATAACTGGAAAGTAACACAAACTTGTTTAAGAGTTGGTCGTAAACTTATAGGGAAGTGTATGATGGGAAGTACTTGTAATTCTCAAGCAAATGGAGGTGATAACTTTAAAAAATTATACTACAATAGTGATGTAACCAAGAGAGATAAGAACGGAAGGACTATGAGTGGTCTTTATGCTTTATTCATACCTATGGAGTGGAACTTTGAGGGGTACATTGATATTTATGGTTTCCCTGTATTTAGAACTCCTGAGAAACCTATTAAAGATATTCAAGGAGGTTATATTCTTGATGGAGTATTAGATTATTTTGAGAATAGCGTAGAGAGTTTAAAAAAAGATTCTGATGCGTTAAATGAGTTTTACAGACAAAATCCTAGAACAGAAGGACACGCATTTCGTGATGAAGCTAAGAATAGTTTGTTTGACCTTTCAAAGATATACGAACAGATAGATTATAATGATGGTTTAGAACACTCAAGAGTAATTACAACAGGTAAGTTTTCTTGGAAGAATGGTATAAAAGATACAGAGGTTATATGGACACCTTGTAATGATGGAGATTTTAAAACCACTTGGCTACCTAAGCCTGGAATGCGTAATAACATAGAGATAAAAAATGGGAGGAAATATGCAGGTAACGCACACGTTGGGAGCTTTGGTTGTGATACTTATGACATATCAGGTGTAGTTGGAGGAGGAGGATCTAAAGGTTCTTTTCACGGACTAACAAAATTTAATATGGATGACGCACCTAGTAATCATTTTTTTTTAGAATACATTGCAAGACCAAGAACTTCAGAGGAGTTTTATGAGAATTGTTTAATGGCTTGTGTGTTTTATGGTATGCCAATTTTAATTGAGAATAACAAAGTAGGTCAGTTAAAGTATTTTTCCAATAGAGGGTATCGTGGTTTCTCTTTGAATAGACCAGACAAACATAAGAATGATTTGTCTTCCTCAGAAAAAGAATTAGGAGGGATTCCATCATCTACGCAAACTATTGAGTTACAAGCAAATGCTATTGAGGCATATATAAATCAATATGTAGGAGTAGATTATAGTGGCGAGTTTAGAGAAGAAGGTAGTGTTGGTAATATGTATTTTAATAGAACTCTTTTAGATTGGGCTAATTTTGATATTGCTAACCGTACAAAATTTGATGCAACCATCAGTAGTGGTCTTGCTATTATGGCTAATCAAACATACGTTACAAAACCCATACGAAATAATACCGAAATAATGTTTAATTTTGCAAGATATTCTAATAAAGGAATGCACAGCGAATTACTAAAATAAAGAAAAACATATATGAATCAAGATTTAACTATGCCTAACATATATTTTCCTGATCAACTAGCTACTGATGAGATAAAGAAAAGTGAGGATTATGGTAGGAGCGTGGGGCAAGCAATTACAGCGGAATGGTTCAGAAAAACATCATTAAACGGTTCAAGGTTTTATACTACAAGAGACCACTTCCATAAATTGCGATTATACGCAAGAGGAGAACAATCAGTTCAAAAATATAAGAAAGAGATGTCTGTTAATGGAGATATTTCTTACCTTAATTTAGATTGGACACCACTTCCAATTATACCTAAGTTTGTTGATATAGTTGTTAATGGAATGTCTACTAGGCAATATGAAGTTAAAGCAGAGGCAGTAGATAACATATCTTCAGATAAAAAGAATAGATATAAGACAGAGGTAGAGAAAGCTATGGTAGCTGCTCCTCTATTGAAAGATGCTAAGAATTTATTAGGTATTGATATGTATCCAATTCCTGAAGAAGAAATGCCACAGAACAAGCAAGAGCTTGATTTGCACATGGAGTTCTACAAGGATGAGATTGAGATTGCTGAGGAAAAAGCTATTGAGAATGTTTTAAATATAAATAACTACGATTTAATTAAAAGAAGAACAGATGAAGACCAAGTTATATTAGGTGTTTCAGCAGTTAGACATTCTTTTGATACACACAATGGAGTTAGAATAGAATATTGCGATCCTGCAAATATGGTATTTAGTCCAACTGAAGACCCTACTTTTCAAGATTGTTATTATTTTGGAGAGGTTAAAAATGTGCCTATTACAGAGCTAAAAAAATTAAATCCTAATTTAACTCAAGAAGAGATTAAAGAAATTTCTAAGTTAGCTTCTAAATGGGATGCTTACCAAAACATTCAAGGAGGTACAATATTAGGAGGAAACATTAGAAACAATTCAGCAACACTATTGTTCTTCTCATACAAAAGTGATTTGAATGTAGTTTATAAGAAAAAAAGAAATGCTAACGGTGGAGATAAAGTAATTGAGAGAGATGATAGCTTTCAAGGACCTAAAACTGATGATGCTCAATTTGAAAAAATATCTAAAAGAATAGATGTTTGGTTTGAGGGAATATTGGTTATGGGTACAAATTACTTGCTAAAGTGGGAGGTAATGAAAAATATGGTTAGACCTAAATCTGCTATATCTAAAGTTTACCCTCCATACGTTATGTCAGCTCCAAGAATGTACAGAGGAGCAATAGATTCATTAGTTAAAAGAATGATTCCTTTTGCAGACCAAATACAACTTACACACTTAAAGCTACAGCAAGTTATCTCTGGAATGAAACCTGATGGTGTATTCTTAGATATAGATGGATTAAATGGTGTGAATTTAGGAAATGGTCAAACATATAGTCCAGAACAAGCATTAAATTTATATTTTCAAACAGGGTCAGTTGTAGGAAGAAGTTACACAGAAGATGGAGAGTTTAATAATGCTCGTATGCCAATTCAAGAGCTTACAGCTTCAGGAGCTAACGCTAAGCTACAAAGTCTTCTTGGTATGTATAATCACTACCTAGATATGATTCGTCAAAGCACAGGTCTTAATGAGGCTCGTGATGGAAGTATGCCAGATGAGAATAGTTTAGTAGGTCTTCAAAAACTAGCAGCTTTAAACTCTAACACAGCTACAAGACATATTCTTCAAAGTGGTTTATTTATGACTAGAAGGATTGCTGAATGTATATGTTATAGAATGTCAGACCTTCTTGAGTACTCTGATATGCGTGATGATTTTGCATTAATGATTGGAGGAGGAAGTATAGATGTAATTAATAAAATTAAAGACCTACACTTGTACAACTTTGGTATATACATTAATTTAATGCCAGACGAAGAAGAAACTCAGTTGTTAAATCAAAACATTCAAGCAGCATTAGCAGCAGGTAAAATTGATATAGATGATGCAATAGATATTCGTAATGTGAAGAATATTAAAATAGCATCTCAGTTACTAAAAGTTAAGAAGAAACGTAAAGAGGAAAGAGACCAAGAGTTACAAGCTAAGACAATGCAAAGCCAGGCTCAAAGTCAAGCTCAACTTGCTCAAGCTACATCTCAAGGTAAACTTCAAGTTATACAAGCAACTTCTCAAGGTGATGCACAATTAGAACAAATGAAACATCAAATGGATATGGAAAAAATGCAGATGGAGTTTCAATATAAATCAGAACTTATCAAGTTACAACAAGGTTTTCAAGGTCAAGTAAAACAAGCTGAGATGGATTTAATTCATAAAAAAGATATGGATAAAGAGGATAGGAAAGATACCAGAACTAAACTACAAGCTACTCAGCAAAGTAAGATGATAAATCAAAGACAACAAGATTTAAGTCCTATAGATTTTAATGAGGAAGATAGTCTAGGTGGTATGGATGACTTGTTTAAAGTTGAATAAAAATAATTTATATACCTTTGCAAAAAATTTAATTTAATACAAATACATTATGGGAATGACATTTAAAGTAGTTGATGCTGAAGAACCAGCTTCAATTCAAGAGCAAGAAGCACAGATTCAAGCAGATTTTGAAAATGGTTTAAAAGATGAGAGTACGAATGAAGATGTAGTTGAACCTGTAGTAAATGATATTGACGATGCTAGAGTCCTTAATTATTTAAAAGATAGGTATCAAAAAGAATACCAGTCATTAGACGAAGTTCTTACACAGAATGAAAAACAAGCTGAGCTTCCAGAGGATGTAAAAAAGTTAATGGAGTATGGTGTAGACAACTACATTAAAATTAACAAAGACTGGGATAAAGCAAATAGTACTGAAACATTAAAAGAGTACTACAAACAAACAAAGCCACATCTTGACGATGCTGATATTGATTACTTACTAGAAGAAGAATATTCTTTTGATGAAGAAATTGATGACGACAGAGAAATTAAAAAAAAGCAGGTGGCTTTAAAAGAAGAATTGTTTAGAGCTAAAGAGTATCTAAATGGTCTGAAGGAACAATATAAGGTTGATTTAGGGTCTAAAGCAGCTGAAGTTACAGAAGATTATAAAAAAGCATTTAGTTTCTATCAAGAATATGAAACACAATCAAAACAAGCGGAGCAAATTGCTCAAGCTAAAGCAAAAGTGTTTGATGATAAAACTTCGCAGTTATTTTCTAACGAGTTCAAAGGATTTGAATTTAACTTAGGAGATAAAAAACAAGTTTATAAACCTAAAGATGTAAATGAAACCAAAACGGTTCAATCAGATATATCTTCGGTGATTCAAAAACATTTAGATGAGAATGGAGTGTTGAAAGACGCTCATAGTTATCACAAAGCTTTGGCTATGTTTAGAGACCCAGATGGTTTTGCTAAGTTTTTTTATGAACAAGGTAAAGCAGATTCTACTAATAATGTGATTAAAGGAATGAAAAACATTGATATGAATGTTAGAGATTCTAAAGAAGTTACAAATAATAGTGATGGTCCTAAAATGAGAGTAATGAGTAATGATGATTTTGATGGTGGTTTACGAATTAGGAAAAAATAAAACAAACAAACATTAAAACAAATTTAAAATGGCATTAAATACTGCAAATTTTACATCGAACACAATTACAGGAGCACCATTATTGACTCCTGCGCCAGTCAAAACAACACTAAATACAAACTATGTAGGTACATTTGACTTCTTATCACACGAACTTCCAGATCTTTATGAAAAAGAATTTGAAAGATTTGGTAATCGTTCTGTTGCATCATTCTTGAGAATGGTAGGAGCTGAAATGCCTTCTACTTCAGATATGATTAAATGGAGTGAGCAAGGTCGTCTTCACATATTTGGAACAGGTACTAAAACAGGTACAAACCAAATTACTTTTGATTCTAACCAAAGCATAGTTCAACCTTCAACAGGTTCAGGTTCTCAAACTAAATACCCTGCCGTAAGAGCTAATCAAACTATTATTATTAGAGACACTGCTGGCGTTACTATTAAAGCTATAGTTAGAAGCGTAAATGCTGGAGGTGATGTTATTACTGTAGATGCTTACTCTGCTGCTAACATATCTGCTTTGTCCGCTACTGCATCTGCATTAAGATTTTTTGTGTATGGTTCTGAGTTTATAAAAGGATCTGCTGGTATGGTTGGTTCAAACGAAGCTGAATCTCAAATCTTAGATACCACTCCAATTATTATCAAAGATAAATACGAGGTTAGTGGTTCAGATATGGCTCAAATCGGATGGATTGAAGTTACAACTGAAAATGGTGCTACAGGTTACTTGTGGTATTTAAAATCAGAGCACGAAACTCGTTTACGTTTTGAAGATTACTTAGAAACTTCTATGATTGAAGGTGAGCCTGCTGTAGCTAGTTCTGCTGCTTTAGGACAAGGTTACAAAGGTACTAAAGGTTTATTCTACGAAATCAGAAACAGAGGTAATATCGGAACAGGTACAATTACTGAGAGAGAAGACCTTGAAAACATTATCAAAATCTTAGACAAAGAGGGAGCTATTCAAGAGAATGTTCTTTTTGTTAATCGTCAATTATCTTTTGATATTGATAAAGTATTAGCTTCTATCTCTAACTCTTCTGTAATGCAAGCTTCTTACGGTCTTTTTGACAACGAGCAAGATATGGCATTAAATTTAGGATTTAAAGGATTTAACTTAGGTTACGATTTCTACAAAACAGATTGGAAATATCTTAATGATGCTACAACTGGTGGATTGATTAACTCAGTAAATGGAGTTTTAGTTCCTGCTGGTACTTTAACCGTATACGACCAAGTATTAGGTAAAAATGCTAAGAGACCATTCTTACACACTCGTTACAGAAAATCTGAAACTGAAGACCGTAAATACAAATCTTGGATTATTGGTTCTGCTGGTGGAGCAACTAATAGTGAAGTAGATAGCATGAGCGTAAACTTCTTATCTGAAAGATGTTTAGTAGTTCTTGGAGCAAATAACTTTATGTTGTTATAGTCTTACAAGACTTTTAATAATAAGGGGAGGATTAATTTCTTCCCCTTTTTTTATTGTTTAAAAACCATATAATTATTTTATGTAATTTTGCAAAGAATTTAAAATTTAATTTAATATGGCTACTAAAGCAATCCCTAAAAAACCTACTGTGGTTTCTAAACCATCAGTAAACGACTTTGAAGTTAAAGATAGACTATATCTTTTAAAAGGTAATGAGACTCCAATCACTTTTATGCTACAAACAAAGCATACTCAAAACAGACCCCTCTTGTACTTTGATGGGAAAAGCAATAGAGCTTTAAGATGGAGTGATAACCAACAATCCCCATTTGTAGATGAGCAAGATGGATATGCTATTTGTCCTCCAATTACTTTTGAAGATGGAAAGTTATATGTAACTAAAGAAAATGTAGAGTTGCAAAAGTTCCTTTCATTTTATCATCCTGCAAGAAATGTTAAGTATTATGAGTTTGATGCGGAAGAAGTAGCAAACGAAGAGTATGATATTTTAACAACTCAATTAGATGCTCAGGTTACGGTTAAAGAAATGCCTATTGGAGACCTTGAAGCTGTAGCAAGAGTGGTATTGAAAGGTAAAGTAGATAGAATGACATCATCTGAAATCAGAAGAGATATGTTGTTATATGCAAGAAACAATCCTAAAGAGTTGATGTCATTAGTTAATGATGAGTCTTTGAAATTAAGAAATATTGCTATTAGAGCGGTTGATATGGGTATTATAGCTTTAAGTAATGATGGAAGAAACGTATCGTGGAGTGAGAGTCAAGGAGGTGGTAAAATAATTACTGTTCCTTTTGGTGAAAATGCTTATAGCGCATTGGCTTCTTTTTTTATGACTGACGAAGGAATGGATGTATTAAGCAACATCTCAAATAGTTTATACTAAGAACTATCAAGTATTATATACAAAGCACCTCTACAATAGGGGTGCTTTTTTTTTAGTAACTTTGCACAAAATACATAAAAAATGATAAACGATATTTACAATATAACTAGGTTTATTCTTAACAAAGAAAGTCGTGGTTATATAACTCCTTTACAGTTTAATACATTTGCAAAGCAAGCACAGCAAGAAATTGTAGATGGTTACTTTTATGAATATAACAAAGCATCTGTATCTAGGGTAGCTAGAGCAAATGACAAGCAGATATTGAGAAAGACCAGAGAGAATATGGATGTGTTTATTAGCCAACCTACTCAGTTATCTTATGATGGAATGGCTCAAGTATTCAATCAACCTTCCGATATGTACACCACTATTAATTTTACATATAATGGAAGAGAGATAGAGTTGTTAGATAGAGATAAATTAAACTATCATTTACAAGATGACTTCTCAGGGAATAGTGTATTTTACCCAACATACATAAAATATGCAAATACTTATAAAGTATTCCCTTCAACTATAATTAGTGGTGTATTCTTAACTTATTTTAGAACACCTAAAGACCCTAACTGGACATACACAGTGATAAACGATAACCCTGTATTTAATCAGTCTCTTCCAGGATACCAAGATTTAGAAATTGGTTTTGATGATAAATTTGAGATTATAATGAAGATTTTAAAATACGCAGGATTAAACATAAGAGAAGCTGATATAGTTCAAGCAGCAACAGCATTTGAGGCAGAAGATAAACAACAGCAACAATAATATATATGAGTAATAACTTAACAGATTATCAATACTATGAGAATGCAGGTACTTCACCTAGAGATGAAAATTGGGGGAACTATCAATATGTACTTTTAAAAGACATTATAAATAAGTTTTATTTAATGTATGTAGGAGATGACAAAGTAATAAGCGATTGTAAAAGATATGAGGTTATATTCCACGCTAAGAGAGGTTTGCAAGAATTAAACTATGATGTAGCAAAAGAAGTTAAAGCTTTAGAGTTAGACCTTCCTGATAACCTTACAATGATACTTCCTAAAGATTATATTAACTATGTTAGGATTAGTTGGGTAGATGATGATGGTAATTTAAGACCAATGGTTACAAACAATCAAAGCACAATAGCCACTGCTTACTTACAAGACAATAACTACAACGTAATGTTTGATCAAAATGGAGATGCTTTAGAAGGTACTTCTATGACAGAAATTAATAGTGCTAATCCTAAATCAAATAATTTATACGATAGCGGTAGTTTGTATCAGTATGGAAGTAGATTTGGTATTGATGGTAAAATAGCAAATCAAAATGGAAAATTTATTATAGATAAAAACTTAGGGGTTATAAGATTTAGTAGTGATGTTAAAACAAAAACTATCGTAATAGAATATGTATCTGATGGTCTCTCTGATTTAGCTGAGGATGAAATTAAAGTAAATAAATTATGTGAGAAGTTTTTATATCAGTACATTAAATATGAGATACTCTCAAACAAATATGGAGTTCAAGAGTATATAGTTCAAAGAGCTAAGACAGAATTTAGAGCAATAAGAAATAATACCAAGATAAGAATGATGAATATTCGTTATGATGAAATATTACAATCTCTTCGTGGTCAAACAAATTGGATTAAATAATGAGTGAATTAAAAAAGAATTTTGTACAAGGTAAAATGAACAAGGACTTTGATGTCCGTTTAATACCTGAAGGTGAATATATAGATGCTTTTAATGTATTGGTTTCAAATTCTGAGGGTTCTCAAGTTGGAAGTGTACAAAACTCTTTTGGTCTTGATAAAATAAGTAATGTATTTATACCTTCTGATTCTGAAACAATAGGTAGTGTTACTGATGAGGGTAATGAATGTATTTATTGGTTTGTAACATCATCTACAGGAAATTATATATTTGAGTACGACCAATTAAACAATGCAGGAACTGTGTCTACTGTTTTAGAAGATACCAGAGGTTATACAAATGTATTAAATTTTAAAAAAAATTATAAAATAACAGGAGCTAATGTAATATACAATTCATTTAATAAAGAAAAGCTATTAGTTTGGACTGATGATTTAAACCCTATTAGATGTATAAATATTAATAGAGCAAAAGGATATGGACCTGCATCTCCTTCAGCAGATACATTTTCTAGTAAAGACATAAACTTATATAAAGTACAACCTCATTTCCCTCCTGTATGCACACCAACAATATACGGAAGTGGTCTTGAAAATAATATTAAAGAGAGATTCCTTTCTTTTGGTTATAGATGGAAATATTTAGATGGAGAATATTCAGCTATCTCTACTTTTTCAAACCCACAATTTTACCCTGGTAAGTTTAGAATAGATTTTCAAACTAATGAAAACCTTGGGATGGTAAATAAATTTAATGCAGTAAATATAAAATTCGATACAGGAGATAAAAATGTTACAGATGTTCAACTATTATTTAAAGAGAGTAATAGTAATACTATTTGGATAATTGACACTTTTAATAAATGGAAATCTGGATGGACAAATAATGTAAATCAATCATACACATTCTCTAACAATCAAATATACTCAGTGCTTCCAGAAGATGAGGTTAATAGATTATTTGATAATGTACCTATTAAAGCAAAATCTCAAGACTTCATTGGGAATAGATTAATATATGGAAACTATGTAGAAGGTAGAGATTTAATAGATAACTCTGGAGCTTTTATAAAAATAGATTATAATTTATCATCAGTAAACAATCCATTAAGTTCAGCTACACTTCCTTCTAATAGAATATCTAATTCAGTAACTACTACCGACACAACTCCAATTACAAGTACTATTTTTAACGTAATAGAGTTAGATTTTACAAATTTACCCATTAAATCAGGAGAGGTATTAGGATTAAACTTTAGAGCCACAAGTCCAATAACTCCTTATAATTATGGAGGAAATTATGTATTTTCTTTATTTACATATATAGACTCTAATTATACAAATGCAGAAGCATTACAAGTATCTCCAGAGTTTGCTAATTTCATAAACATAGCTTCAAATAACTTTAAAAATTACTTAACAGGAAGTAACGCTCCTTTAGGGGAAGACCCTTTATATGCAGGTAAATACAAACCATTTGAAGTGTTACCATCTGCATCAGTTAATAAAATAAAAATTAAAATACCATACATAGAGTATAAGGTCGGAACTATTTATCGTCAAGAATATTTCTCTATATTTGATGGAAGTCTTTATGCGAATTTATCAAATGGGAATGCTTATTCTAGTGTTAAAAGTAATAGGAGTTATGAGGTTGGCATTGTTTATTTAGATATTGAAGGTAGATATTCTACGGTTATAACTAATGCAAAACAAACAGGAACAAACAATCATTTTATTCCTATAACATATTCAAAAACAAAGAATACTTTAAAATTACAAATAAATCATAAAGCTCCTATTTGGGCTACTAAATATAAAATTTTTGTAAAAGATAATAAACTAGATTATCAAACCATATATGGACTTGTGCAATATAAGGAAGAAAATAATGTATGGATAAAACTAGAAGGGCAAGACAAAAATAAAGTAGCGCAAGGTGATTTCTTAATTCTTAAAAGAAACTTAAACGGTCCTTTAGATGTTTTAGAGAAGATAGAAGTGTTAGAATATAAACAACAACTCTCAAATTTTATCGAGGGAACACCTACTGAAATAGCTGGAAATTATATAAAACTTAAAGATGTTGGAGGAATAATTAACGAAAGTTCAGCCAGTAACACTCTTTATTTTCAACAAATAAGCGATGGTGAAACTAGCGGAATACCAGGAGTTAGATTAACTCCATCATTTAGTAAATTAAATGCAACAACTGGATTGTATGAAGATTTTCCTATAACGGCTGGAAGTAAGATAGATATATATGTTCTTAATGCTGTTGGAGATAATGCTGAGCGGACTACTCATTCTAAAAGTTATACGGTAGGAGATGATTACCTTAATTTTCAAAGTTGGTTTCAAAGTGAAGCAAATGGATTAGGTCCTTTTGGTTATGGTTTTTTAAGACTTACTGCTCAAGTTCAGTATTTTGCTGGTCAGCCATATACTGTTTATACCCCAAACCCTAATGGGGCATTGTATATGGAAGGGTATGGAATACACGCTGGTAATGGACAGACTTTTTCTAGGATGTGGTTTAATATAACAATAACAAATGCAGCAAAACTTCTTATATTTGAAACAGAACCTAAAGATAAAGTATCTCAAGTTTACTATGAGACACCTGATACTTACCTAATAGACCTTAATGGTAATCATTTATCAAATGGAATTGATAATGGAGACCAAGACCAAACGTCTAGCACTCCTGCCAAATTAAATCTATCTTTTTTTAATTGTTATACTCAAGGAAATGGTGCGGAGAGTTATAGAGTTAGGGATTTATTCTCTTCAAACTTCCTATCTACAAATACAAGACCTAATGCGGTTTTATTAGATGAGTATAAAGAAAGAAGGAATATATCTTCTTTGACTTATAGTGGAGGTTATGATAAAACCACAGTTTATAACTCTTTAAATGAGTTTAATCTATCAAGAGCAAACTATAAAGACTTAGATGATAAATACGGAAGCATTCAAAAGATATTTTCAAGGGATACGGATTTAATAGTTTTTCAAGAAGATAAGGTGCATAAAGTTCTTTATAATAAAAACTTACTTTCTGATGCTGTTGGAGGAGGTCAAATAACATCTGTTGAAAATGTTTTAGGTCAAGAGATTCCTTTCTCTGGAGAATATGGAATAGGATTAGACCCTGAGAGTTTCTCTAATTTTGCTAATAACATTTATTTTGCAGACCAAAGAAGGGGGGCTATTTTAAGATTAGGTCCTGATGGCTTAGAGCCTATCTCAAGATACGGAATGAGAGATTGGTTTAGAGATAATTTAAGAATAAATAAAGGAAAGTTTTTCTCTGGAGGTTACGACCCTTCTTATGACAACTATATTTTTTCAATTACAGGAGAGTCTCGTACTTTAGCTATTCCAAGAGTTAAACCTAATCAAAGACTAAGTAATTTACCTATATTAAAAAATAATACATATACTTATGAAATAAATGCAGGTAAAAAAGTAGGAGATTTTATAATAGATTACGATTGCGATAATGATTTAGATATAGAAGTATTGTTTGATGGAGATACTTATAATGGTATAGCTAGGGCTGGAATAGGAAACTTTAGCTTTACTAAAAATACTACAGCAGAAATAATTACAGTGAATATCACAAACAATTCATTATCTGATGTAGTTAATATTTCATTATATAATACTATTCCTGAGACACCTCAATTAGAAATAGTTTCATTAGTTGTAAATGATTTATCTGATGCCAACAAGTCTATGAGAAATAGATACACTTGGACTGATTCTGTTTATGGATTTAGTGGGGAATATTCTAATGATGATACATTTGAGTCTTCTGGTCTTACTAGATTTGAAACCATTGTAGGAAATGAATCCGATGGTGGTATCCCATTTCAAGGTTCTACAATTAGAGTTTATTCTAGTAAAATAAGTGGAGTATTTACTTCTTGTAACAAAATAGGTTATATAGTAACTAGAGATATTTTAGATGCTCAACAAATAAGAGATAGAGCTTCTTATCCTGCTATAACAACAGATGGAGATGACAACTACATTGAGTTTCTATTTGATAGAGATGGAGATTTAAACGCAAAATTATATATTGTATGGGATTACATAGATGATGTGTATGCAACCATTAAAAACAAATTATATTACATAAATCAAAAAGAAAGTTTTACCTTCAATGCGTTAGATAATATTTTTGTAAACTCACCATATACTATAACTATTGATACATATCCTCCTCTTGGAGAAGTTGAAGTTATAGGAGACCTTATTACTTACCTAAGCACTGGCAATGATTATCTACCTGACTATTTTGAATATATTGTAGCTAGTGGAAGTTGCTCTGAATTAATAAGAGTCGATATAAATATGAGAGACTTTGTAGACTGTAGAAGTTTTAGAGCAAATTGGGTAGATTATGGAGACCCAGATCAAGTAGAAACCATAGACTATATAGATTGTGATGGGATTAAATCTTTTAGGTCTTTAACTCTAGCATTATCTACATCTAACTTTTGTGGAACTTCTATAATACCTAGTTCAACTCCTTCTGCAACAATTACAGATTTAGGAAGTTGTAATCAAGCATACTACAAGCAATATAAAATATATAGTAGCGAAGGTGTTAATTCTTGTCTATATGTAGATACTTCAAATAATGTACAATCAATAAGTGTAGATGGAACTTCAGGTTATGTGGAAGATTTCTTCTGCGCTAGAACAATAATAGAGCCTACAATAAATGTAGTTAAAGTTGGGAATTGTCCTTAATAAATAAAGAAAAAGAAAAAGAAAAAAAGAAATAAAAATGGCAGAGACATTATCATTTGATGAAAAAACAAATACTTGGACATCTCGTTGGGGATACAACCCTGAGTGTATGACTAGACTTAACCGTAGTTTCTTTTCTTTTAAAAAAGGACAACTATATGTACACCACTCAGAAACAGCACCTAGAAATTATTTCTATAATGATTTTGGAAGTATGGGAGTTCAAGAATCATCAGTAACAGTTTCATTTAATCAAACTCCTAGTGATATAAAACATTTTAAAACAATATCATTAGAGAGCAATACTAATAAATGGGATGTAGAAGTTGAGACCAATCTTGATAGCGGACATATATATTGGGGTAATTTTGATACTAGAGAGGGAGAACATTACGCAACGATAAGTAGGAATGATTCTTCAATATTAGACTTCACTCACCTATCAATACAAGGTGTTGGAAATTCTATTAACGTAGATGGAAGTTTGTATGAATTTGATGAAGTACCTTCTTTCTTATCTACAGACGATACATTATTTACTTTAGATGGAAATGGAGAACCTCTTGAAATTGGGAGGGTACAAAACTTTAGTGCAACAACTATAGAAGTAGTTTATCCATTCACAAATCAAGGAGATGCTAATACTTTTTATTTTGTAGCTAAAAGTCCTACTGCCGAAAGCAATGGTCTTAAAGGAAACCACGCAACAATAAAGCTAACAACTATAGATAGCGGTAATGAAGCCACTCTATTTACGGTTAATACAGAGGTATTCAAGTCGTTTCAATAATTTCATTATCTTTGCATAGTTAATTTTAATTTAATATATGACAAGATATTTTACTGAGGAAGATTATCCGATGTTATTAGAGTGGTGGAAGTTTTGGAGGTTTCCTGCTCCAGGATTAAAAAACCTACCTAAGACTGGTGTGAT